GGTCGTACATCGACTTCCCTGGTGATGTTATCCGGGCTCATCAGAAGGTTGGTTTCGACTTCATATCTCGTCACGTCATATGGAAAGAGCCCTTAGGGGTCCGACGAAGGACCATGCAAGGAAACCTTGCCCACAAGACAATCGTTCTCGATGGTGCTTTGGGCGGCATGGCCTCACCGGACGAGCTTCTGGTATTCCGCAAGAAGGGGGAGGGCAACCCAGTACCTCACCCGGTAGGACTTACTGGTGACTACGCAGGGGACGAACAGCCACCCGCCGACCTAGCCAAGTGGAGGGCTTACGACGGGGACCAGAAGTTGAACCGGTGGTCCCACTGGATATGGAGACGCTATGCCTCGTCAGTGTGGGACGACGTGAGGGGGACAAGGGTTCTTCCGTTCCAAGACGCCAAGGACGAGGATGACGAAAAGCACGTCCACCCTCTGCAACTCGACGTGATCGAGAGATTCATAGACCTACGCACCGTACCGGGTGAAAAGGTGTTCACCCCGTTCATGGGAGTTGGATCAGAGGTTTACGGAGCCGTGAGGATGGGACGGTTCGGAATAGGTGCGGAACTCAAGAAGAGTTACTTCATCCAGGCGACTCGAAACATGGAAACAGTGGATCGACCGCCGGAAGTCGTGACCGAACCATTGTTTGATGAATCGTGGGAAGAATGAGGCGCAATCAAGAACTTGACCTAAGTCCTTTGCTACTCTAAGGACAAATGAACATAGAAACACCCACTACAGCCCTGACACTCTCGGAGAGGAACCAGAGAGCCGCCCAGATGAGGCTACGGGGCATTGATTGCCAGACGATTGCAGAGACACTCGGAATAGCACTTTCAACCGTCTACGTGGCTGTGGACAGCGCAATGAAGGAAGTCCCCTTCGCTGATGCTGATTCCCTGCGAAAGATTGAACTGGCGCATTTGGACAAGGCACAGTCGAAAGCCTTGGAGATACTAGATAAGCAGCACGTCGCCATCTCGGCCAGTGGGAAAGTCGTCTACAACGACGGCGAACCCGTCCTAGATGACTCGGTAGCGTTGAAAGCCGTTGATTCGCTGGTGAAAGTCCAGGGCCGTAGGGCGAAACTCCTTGGACTTGACGCTCCTACCAGGGTCCAGGCAATGATCGGCATTATCACGTTGGATGAGCAGAAGTCCGACATAACGAATCTCTTCGAGCGTTTGAAGCCCCGTGAGCTGGTCGAAGGCTAAGACCGTCGCCTCGTGGACGGCGGAGAAACAACGCGAGTTCATCGACAACCTGACTCCCGAGCAGTTATCTGAACTACATCTTCAGCCCTGGTACTGGATTGGTAGACCTGAACAGCAGTTACCAGAAGGTGATTGGCTCATCTGGCTTTTGATGACTGGGAGAGGTTTCGGGAAGACTAGAACCGCATTGGAGTGTTTTGTACTACAAATGGTCGCCTTGCCCGAGTGGGAGGGAACCCCGACTCAGTGGGGGGTGATCGGTGAGACGTTCGCTGACTGTCGAAACATCCTCATCGAAGGCCCGGCGGGGCTAGTAGGGATACTCAACAGACTGAAGATCCCCTACACCTACAACAAATCCCTGTGGCAGATCGTTCTAGGCACTGGTCAGGTGATTCACATGCTCGGGGCTGATAACCCCGACGTTGGACGAGGGTACAACTTCGCCGGATTGGTCATGGATGAGTTCGCCAAATGGCGAAACGGCAAGAGAATCTGGCAGGAGGGGCTTCACTTCACTCTACGGGTAGGCCCGAAACCCAGGGCGATAGTGGCTACTACACCCAAAATGGGCAATTCACAGCTCAAGGAGTGGTTGGACAACCCTCGTGTAGTGGTCACCAAAGGCGCGTTGGATGACAACGCCGACAATCTGCCGGATTCATTCATCGAAGGTATCGCCGAGCAGTACGCCGGTACCAGGCTTGAAAGGCAGGAGCGGTACGGGGAGTTGATCGAAGAGGTGGAAGGGGCGTTGTGGCAGTACGACGACATCCTCGTGTGGAGAGGCCCGATTCCAGAACTCATGCGAACTGTGGTAGCAATCGACCCGGCGATAACCAACACCGAGAACTCCGACGAGACAGGGATCGTCTGCGCCTCGAGAACCAAGGACGGGGATTTCATCGTCTTTGCCGACAGAACTATCAAAGCATCCCCGAGACAGTGGGCTCAGAGAGCGATAGACACCTACCACGAGTTCACGGCTGACCGGATCGTGTACGAGGACAACCAAGGGGGTGATGCGTGGGGGGAGATAATCCACCAGATAGATCCCTACATCCCGGTGGGGACGGTTCACGCCCAAGTCGGCAAGAGACTGAGGGCAGAACCGATAGCCGCGCTGTACGAGAAGCACATCGTCTATCACATGGCGCACTTCGACAAACTCGAAGGACAGATGACCAGTTGGGAGCCGTACGACCCTAAATCCAAATCCCCGGACAGGGTGGATGCCTTGGTCCATGCACTAACGGAACTGAATCCCAGCGGTTCAAAGAGTAGGTTCATCAGTGAACTCATGGACTTTTGCCCCAATCCAGCTTGCGGACAGGCCAACACCAAAGGCCAAGTGATCTGCGCCCACTGTGGAAGGCCGATGAATGGGCTATAGAGACTACCGACGAGAGAAGAAACAGGCTCAGGTAGCCGAGATAGTCAAGGCTTCCATGGCCCAACTTCCAGCTGGAGCTAGTGTTTCCGCGATCCTTCCCAACAACCCAGTCCCCACAGGTCCCTACGGGCAGTTCCCGGCGATGGCCGAAGCACTAATGCGGAACGGGGCGAACTTCGGTGCTCCTCAGGGCCCTGGCGTCCCGTTGATCCCAGTCCCCCTGGACCGTGCGGAGAATGGCGATTCACGGCCAGGTTTCAGACGGTTCCAGTACGACATATCGCACAACCTCAACATCAACCATCGTCAGGCCCTGTGGAACACACTCCGAGGTGTCGCGGTAGGCAATGACCTGACGGCTCGCTGTATCCAACTCCGTACGGCTGATGTCTTGAGGATGGACCTGAACTGGGGGGTTTCGGACGACGCCATAGCCACGATCATGCAGAAGGACGGGCTTTCCGCGAGCGAGGCCGGGAAGGTCGCGAGAAAACTGTACATGCCCGAAATCGACCGGATGAAGGCGTTCTGCGAGAACCCATTCCCCGAGGACAACCGTTCCTACGAGGAGTTCATGGGCGAGGTGATGTGGCAACTCATGGTCTACGACGGACTCGCTATCGCGCCAGCCTTCAACCTCGGGGCTGAGTGCATCGGATTCGAGATCATCGACGCCCCGACAATCAACATCCTGTTGAACAACTACGGTCGCCGGCCACTTCCACCAGCCCCGGCATTCCAACAGAACCTCTGGGGATACGTGCGAAACGAGGCAATCGGCAACAACATCAAGGGAAAGACCTTCCAAGACGGCGGTGCGCCCTACGACGTGACCGAGGCCGATGTCTTGAGTTACTTCATCCTCAACCCAAGGACCAACACCCCTTACGGCTGGTCACCGGTGGAAAAGTCCTTGCCATTGGCTGATCTTTACTCCGAACGGCTCAAGTGGCTGCTGGCCGAGTACAAGGCGGGAACGTCGTCAAAGATGTACTGGAGAGCGACTGACGAAGCGATTACCCTGCAAAACCTCTCTACGGCTGAAAGGCTCATCAACGAGGGCTTCCAGGGGATGACGAACGCTCGGTATCAGACCAAGATCATGCCCCCTGGGTTTGAAGACCCGTTCGAGACGAAGAACGTCGATGAACTCTACAAGGCCGACTACGACGAGCACATCCTGAAGCAGTACGCCTCATTCTTCAACCTCGCCCCCTCGGCGCTCAACGTGATCGCTCGAGCGGGTTTAGGTGGTGGGAAGGGCGCGTCCGAGGGTCAACAGGACATGACTGAATCGATTTCTTCGAAACCCCAGAACCGTCAATTGGAAGGAATCTGGAATTCACTGGTCAGACAGCACCTGGGATGTGACCGAAACGTCGTGGCGTCACTCAACGATGACACGGGCTCGGAGAATCAGTTAGAGCAGGCGAACGCCTTCAAGATCGCCATCGACAACGCGTGGATGCGACCGAATGAGGCTAGAGAAGAGCTCGGACTCACCCCCGACCCCTCACCTGAAGCAGACCAACTCGCTTACGTGACAGCAACGGGCCCGGTGTACCTCACTGGTCTTTTGGCGGCGCAGGCGACGGCTCAAGACCAAGCAGCCAATCCGCCAGAGCCCAAGGCACCGGTAATCGTTCAGCAAACAGGAGATCCAAGTGGCAACCAAGAGAGCGGCAAAGAAGTCCCAGAAGAAGAAGGCAAGCCGTCCGACGACAAAGGCGAAGCGGCGAAGGCTGGTCTGAAGAGGGCCGAGGCCGACGCCTTCAAGAGATTCGTCTCACGACCACGAAACCGAGAGTTCGTTTTCGCTCACCACACGCCAGAAGAGGCCGATTCATTGAAGGTCGGATTAGCACCACTGGGAAAAGCACGCAAGCCGCACAAGGCTGAGGAAAAACTTAGGGCGATAGCCAACAATCACGTCGGCAAGATTTCCACAGCACTGAAACTCACTGGCGTAGCAGCGGCGATAGCCGGGGCGGTGAATCATGCCAAGGACATGACCCATCTTCTGGACGAAGGTTCCGCAGAAGCCATAGCCACCACGTACGCCAAGCAGACCGGAATCGACCAGAAGGCACTTCAACTCAGGCTCGTGAGTCTCTACCAGGAGGTCGGGAAAGAAGCCCAGGACCAGTTCGTCGCACAGACCGGTCAAGCCCTTGGTTCAGTGGACCTCGCCGGGCTTTTGGAGCGGGCCAATATCACCATCTCCGGAATCAACGACACGGCACAATCCCGAGTCATAACCGCCATCCAGGATGGACTTCTGAACGGGAAGGGGACTTCGGAGATCGCCAAGGACATCCAGGCGAACGTCGAGGGGCCGATGCGACTCAATCAGGCCGATTTGATCGCCCGAACCGAGACCTCGAGGGCATATGGTCAGGTGTTCGGCGCTCAACTCGAGCAGGCTGGTTACACCACATGGATTTGGACATGCGAGGGTGGTGACCCGTGCCAAGCCTGTTTGGACCAAGAGGGTCCACACGACATCAGCGACGGATATTTCCAGCCACTTCATCCGAATTGCGAGTGCCAAGGGGAAAGCCCCGACGCTTCATGAAATGACGCCTTAACCGAACCTAAGGAGAAAGCATGACCGCCAAGAAAGAGATAGACCTGAGCGAGTTCAGGCGAAAGGTCATACCGGGGTGCGGGTTCTCCCATCTTGTCATCAAGCCAGAACACGTCGAAGTCTTGAAAGCAGCCATGCAGGCCGAGGACATATCGGGAGCTGGAATCCATGAGTGGATGAAGCACCGCGGGTATCAAATATCCGAGGAAGCGATTCGCAAGCACCGTAGGGGAGTGTGCGTATGTCCGTGAATGACATCAACGAGTTCCGCGAGGCTACTGAGATAGTCAAACTTCGCGACGCAGCGAAAAGTCTCCAACGTGAACTGATCGACGCCAAGAACCGTGGGAAAGCAATCGTCGAGGCCGTCTATCAGGGTGCGTACGACGCGGCCCTCGTCGTCGGAGTCAACAAGTCAGTTCCCCCGAAGAAGGACAAGCGCAGCCAAAGGGAGGAAGTCGCCCTCTGGCATATGAGCGACTGGCAGGGCGGGAAGTTAACCACCTCCTACACCTCAGAGATCATGCGGACCAGGGCACTTCAGTTCACGGAGAAAGCCCAGACGATCACCGATATCCAGCGTTCGGACCACCCGGTCAGAAAGTGCGTCATCATGTTCGGCGGGGATATGGTCGAAGGTTTGTGGAACTTCCCCACTCAGCCCTACGAGGTTGACTCAACTCTCTTCGACCAGTACGTCAATGTCGCGATGTGCGCGAAGGATGTTGTCCAAATCGCCCTCGGAATCTACGAAGAGGTCGAGGTAGTCGGAGAGTGGGGGAACCACGGACGATTCGGCTCAAAGCGTGACGCCATCCCGAAGAACGACAACCTA